AACCTCAATTTAAAATTATTATCTGTAATGTCAGTTATCTGGGCACCTCTTTGGTCACTGCCAGTATTTCCAGCATCCCATTGAAAATCAACAACACATGAATTAGTACCATTAGCATCATCGGCAGCATGTATTTGATATATAACATCAGTACTGTTTAAATTGTGTGTAAATGATAGTGTTACACCATTTTCCACCGTTGTTGTTCCATCTGTATTAACCCACCCAGTACTCCAATTACCACCAGTAGATACAGTAACATCACCAGTTTGACCATTAACAGTAGTAACCCCACCACCAAAAGCATTCAAGTGCATGTCTATTCTGTAGATTCTCCACATTGTAGCCCAATCACCTGTACTTGGTGTATGTGCATGTATTATCAAATCATTATTCTTAAATTCAAAGTAAAGTTCATTATCTCTACCAGTAGAATCATCATAGTGAATATAATGTTTTTTAGTGGAAGATGTATTATTTGTAGGATCAAAAAAAGATACTAAATCTGATATAATAACTTCAGCATACATACATCCACTATAAATTGCCAATTTATATTTATCACTATGATTATCAAAGAAATTCTCAAATCCTGGAACAATATATTTAAGATATACTGCAATGTTTGGAGGATATGTTTCATTACTGGTGGGACCATAAACCCAATTATTACCTTGGTGTTGTGCTTGGTCTATCTCACTTGTATCTAAAAACAGAGTCTGAGGTGGTGCATATAGAGCATTGTTTCCACCTCCACCAGTATTTTCCAAAGTTGTAACTCTATTATCTAAATTTGAAATTTCAGATGAATGGTCATTACCAGTAGATACCGTTATTTCTCCTGATCCATTTGGTTCAACACCATTAACCGATTTAACTGGTTTGGTTTGAACTGCATCATATCCATTAAACTTTACACCATCTGGTGTTAATTGAGCACCCATACTATTCTCCTATATATTCCCCATATATTTATAAATCTAAAAAATCATCCATCCTAGAAAAAACATACCGAAAAACCCAACCAAAAAACCTATAAACAATCCCATACTTATCATCTCATAAGCAGTTCTTTCTGTGCATAGAATATCAAATTCTTTTTTTGCTAATATCCAAGGAGACGGTTTATCTGTACCTGCTCCTAAGTGATGCACAGCCCAATTGTCATCATATAATGGGACACATAACATCTCACCGTGAATACAGGAAACGGCATAGTGACTTGATTCTTTATCATACTCTTCAACCACCACATCTATCAAGAAACCTCTATATAAAAGATTGTTCTTGAAATAAACTTCTACATACGGTGGTAATTCACCTTTTTCAAAATCATCAGTTGGGTCATTCTTTTTCATAAAAATACCTTTCAGGGTTTACCAATACTTATAATTCCAGAAATGTATGGTTGTACAATTTCTTTTACTTTGTCATTCTGTGAAGCAAACATCATAACAACCAACATTATGATTATCAGAAACACTCTCAGAGTTGAAAATGCTACTTTTAGTAACTCCACCATATTCTTCAAATTAGGAGATCTTAAAAGTTCCATCAGAGTTAACTTTTTGCTTTCCTCATCTTTCACTTTCTGTGTTTCCCTATTTTCTACAAACATATCCTTTATATCTTTTAAATCTTGCTGCGTCTTTTCTGAGTGACAACCTACTGTGTCAACTAATGAATTCAAATTACCTTGAATATCAAAAACAACATCTTTTAAGTTCTCTAAACCATCTTTTGTTTCTTTTATAGTCTTTGCTTCATAAAACTCGTGCTTTGCTCTGTTAATCTTATTTGCTAACAAGTGATCTTCATTCGGTTTATGTAATGTTATGTAACCTTCCTCTTTCACTTCATCTAAAGATTCTGCTTTAGATGATATTAGTAAAATTGGGTATTTATCTCTATGTCTTCTTGCGAAAGAAATACCATCTATTCCATTTACAACATCCGCATCTATAACCAAGAAATCAATAGTTGGTTGATTTTGGTCATCTAATCTTTTTTGAGCTTCTGAACAATTTATGAAAGTCTCCACTTCAAAATTCATTTGTCGAAACTTACCAATAAGGTTTATTCTACACTGCTCTTTGTCTTCAACCAATAATAGGTTTATAAAGTTCTCTTGGTATGGGACCAAAATCCCATCTCTGTCTAGTGGTGTCATTTTCATATCCTTATGAATTTCACCATAATATATTCTATCATAAATAATATACCATTCCAAGTTATTTAGTCAACTTTTGGAACCATTTAGGAATATTTCTTTTAGACCACACCATAGAAAATCGTTTTTGTTTGGTTTGATAGAACATTCTGTATGACTTTACAGGATTATCTGGAAACATACACTCTGGATTTGACTTCATAGCAAGAGGGAATTGTGTCAAACCTTTCTGTGGTATGTTCTTAGGAGGTGTTTTAAGGACATCTCTGAGCAATGTGTCACTTAGGTGTATCTTACCATACCTGTATCTGTATTCGTCACATAATGCAACAAAATGCCTATAATGCCATTCGTAGTTCTCTAGACTTTCCCTAGTCCAGATAGTGCAAGGGTGATTGAAATGCACTGCTTTGTATAGAACATCCTCATGTGGATGATCTGGTAGAATGTAATGATTGACTGTAGTCTTACCTGATTTGGAAGGTGCCTTTACTCTGACACCATCTAACATCCTGTGAGATGTGGAGAGCATTTGAGCACTCTCCACTGTCATTTTTCCTGCTGCATGTTTGTCGCACTGCATTTGAGCAGCAATAACTGGGTCTAGATCTAAAACAAATACATTCATCTTTTTCTCCTTATATTATTATTATACTACAAGGAGAAGTCTTTGTCAAATATAATTACCCATCTTCATCAGAGTTTTTCTATATTTTTTCTGATATTCTGTGACTTTGTTTTTTCGGTCTTTCTTTGTTATACTTCTCTTGATCTTTGGAACACCATACAAATTTTTGAATATCTCAATCTGCATGTTCTTTCTCTTGATTTTTCTCTTGATTGCTTTCTCGTCACGTTTACTGATAATAATATCTTCTTGTCGTAAATCAAAGTATGAATTTACCGTTTTGATTTTGGAAGTTTTTATTTTACCTTTTCGGAAATAGGTGATCCCAAATGTTTTTCCAATCTTACCTTCATGAAGAAGAGCTCTCAAAGTAGATGTATCATATATTCTTTCACCGTCAAGACTTACAATGTAATCTCCTGCTTTCAGAACTTTTGATGCTGGTGAACCTTTTAGAACTTTGTTCACAATAACACCCATATGTGATTGATAGTTTATTCTTTTATCATCTTTAGCACTTGATGACCTTGCAGCAATCCCTATCATAGGTGCTTCTATACTTTGTCGGTTTAAGAAGTTGTCCCAAACTTGCATAAGTAAAGCACTTGGGACAGCTAAACCATATTTCTCTTTGATGGATATTACTACTAATCCTATAATACTACCAGAAGAATCAAACAACCCTCCACCAGAATTACCACCTAAAACGATAGCATCTGTTTGGATCATGTTTTCATAAAGTGTTGGAGCTGGCATTGTAACTCTTTTACCTAAACTTGAGATAATACCAGATGTCATTATTCTTTGCATACCCATAGGATTTCCAAGAACAAAAACATTCTCACCCATACCTAAATCACTGGAATGTCTAAATGATACAGAATATTCATCAGGCAATGGTAACTTTACGTATTGATTTGGTATCATCTGCACTATTGCAACATCTCTGTTATAATACATCAATACAGGTTTTGCTTTGACAGTTCTCCCATCAAACAAACCAATAGCTAAAGTTCTATCATCTTTTGCCCTATCTTGCCAACCAGCAAGAACATGAGCACAAGTCATAACATAGCCATTTTTTGGATCGACTATAAATCCAGAACCAACATTCTTGAAAAAATGTCTACTTTCAGAACCCCTCATCATCTTAATGACAACAGTCCCATTCTTTATTCTTTCAAAAACTTCATTATCCGCAACAACATTACAGACACACAACAAAAAAAGTAGTACCTTAAACATATCCCCCACTTATAAATTAATCTACTTCTTATCTTCATCGTCCTTTTTAGATTTTTTCTTAGTTGGTAGTTTTTTTGCAACAATAGTTCCATCAGATTTAACTTCAATGACACCTTGCTTTTTCAACTCTTCCATACAGTTAATAAAACCAATATTGGTTCCAATTTTGATACCAACATCTTTACCTTCCTCATATCCATTGTGGTGTGAAGATGATTCAACATAGAACCACGCACCAATAATGAACACTACTAGAAATATAAAATACAACGATAAAACAGAATACTCAATAAACATAATTTAAAACTCACTTCCCTTTCTTCTTAGAAGATTTTTTACTTTTTGATTTTTTTTTGGATTCATTTTTTTGATAAAATTCTTTCATATCTTGGTAGACTGGTTGTTCTACATCACTCGGTAGTGGTTCAGGAGAAATTTCCGATTCTACTACTGGTTCGGGGACAGTTTCAATCTCAACTTCAGGTAATAATTCTGGAAATGCTTCCGATACCTCTTGATATGTAAGAGATGATTTAATATCTCTATCAACACATATCTGTAAAAGAAGTTCAGATTCTGTGCTATGAAGGGATTCTAAAATTTGCATAAACAACACTTCTCTCTTAGACTCCGATAAATGATCATATCCAGTATTTTTCATAAATATTTTTAATTTTCTTGATTGTTGATAAAGACTATTAGTTGAAATCCCAACTGGAGTTTCTTCAATTTTCAAATCATTCGGTCTTTCTCCTGGTAAAGCAAACTCAACATTTGGATGAAATGCTGAATATAAAATATGTCTTAAACTTTTTGTATCGTTTTCTTTTAAGATTGCGGTTCGTTCAGATGAACCTTTATCTTCTAATAGTTCTAATACTTCTGGTATTGTCAATCTAGCCATTTTAAACATTCTCCAATATTATAATCAACCGTTATACTTTATAGGTTGAAAGTCATCAATTCTCTTCACGAGTTCTTTGTAATGATTTTTCAAAAGGTAGGAAAAACACTTCTGCATATTTCCTTTCTTATCTTTATTTATATGTTCTATTATTTCACTCTCAATGTGAGCAGGTATTTTATCTAAATCAATTAGCACAGTGTTCCTTGAAATAGCAGAACTATATTTACCTGTATTATTTGCTTTCATCTCTTTTTTGAGGTCCTCTACTCTCTTTTTAGTTGCCCTGTTTTGTTTCTTATCTTCATTGACAAAAGTGTCATCATCTGAAAAAACATTGGGTATACCATCAGAAGCATCACCTGTGATAATATGCTCCAAGAGATGGTTATTAACATCTTCTACATTTTCTATCTCATTTATATACTTCTTCGTCCTTGGACAGTATTGTTTAACATTTGGGTGTTTCTTCAACTGAAAGAAGTCTTTATCTGATGATATGATTAGTATCGGTTCTTCTGACCTAGACCTAAACTCTCTAACAGAAACTGCTATGATGTCATCAGCCTCTGACTGTTGAACTCTCAAAATTTTATATGGGAAGTTGTCATCAATCAGTTCTATGGTTTCGTTGAAGTTCTGAAATACTGATGTCCAGTCTATGTCATCATTATCCCTTTTCTTTTTTCTATTCATCTTGTAATAAGGGAAATATTCTTTTCTCCAAGACGGTGAATCACAACAAATAGTTATCTCACCAAACTTACCCCTAAAATCTAGGTTGTATTGTCTGATAGAATTCAACACCCAGTGTCTAAAAAATACTGGATCGTATTGGTTTCTTGTTATCATTACCATTAGATTAGCCATCATTATCTGACTAAAGTCAATTAAAATCATTATAAATACTCCTTGTATGGATCACATAAAGTCTGTTATAGGAACCGTTTTCAATTGTATATCTGCTTGCTTTTTAGGTTTTCTTGGTTTGGTTTTCTCTTTTGCAACCCTTTTTCTTTTGGTTGTCTTCCTTTTAGTTCTCTTATTCTTGACTTGGCCGAATATATCGACGACTTCTTTTATCAACTTAACAAATCGTCTTAACTCGGACCTCTTCATATATGAATATGATTCTACTAGGTCTGTATCTTCTCGGTCAACAACAGATTGTAATTCTGTTAATAACGACTGATAGTGTTGAGAAATCATTTTACCGTAGATAGGCTTGATAGTTTTGGAGTATTTTTTGACATTGAAGTCTGTATTATACCCATTTATCATAAAATCATCAATCTCTTGATCAATTTCTGAAACTATTTTGGTAAAAACTCTTCTCACTCTCAACATAGGTGAGACTTTTTTGGTTTCTGTCTTTTCTACTTTAGGTGCTTCTACTTCTTTTGTGAACTTTTTAGGATTGTTTTTTAAGTCATCTATCTTATCTAGAAAAACACTCTTTGGATCAACTAAAACAAGACCACTCAAAATCATATCACATATCCAAGCAACAGATGAACGTATTTTGTTTTCATCGTATGTCTTGATTTGTTGTGTGTACTCATCAGTCTCTTCAGTCTCTAAAAAATACTCTATCAATATATTCTTAATAATAGATTTATCATACTTGTAAGAATACCAATTTATAGCTCTATGTATTCTAGTATCCTCAATATGAACTTCTTCATCAGTCCACACAGGTTTTGTACCAAAGACATAAGTGCCTTCAGCATCTACCATTCTTTGTTGCATGGTAAACTCCTTTTCTATTCTTTTTATATATTATAAACTATTTGGAAACAAAAGTCAAGTGTCCATATTTACATATAAAATATGAATCAGCAATATCGTTTATAGGACTTGTTATTGATTTTGATTTGAATATCGGTTTTAGGTCTACATTCATAGATTCGTAGACATATTGTTTGTCAGCATTACCTTTACCAACTACTTCTTTTTTCCACGTTGAAGGCGGGACAACTTCGCAAGTAATTCCTTCTTTGTAGATTTTGTTTTTGAGGACACCTGTATTTTCTGCAATGTGGAAGACTCTACCCCTAGAACCCATGGAATAGCCTTCCAGAAATACATGATCGACCTTTTGGTTTTTGAGAATAGTGATTGACCAATTTGATAAATGGTCGAATCTTTTAACATCTTCTGAATCTTTTTTATAATATTCACCATGTATATTCCCCTCTTCTATGATTTTGGTTTTCTTATCTATTAGATAGTAGAAATCACAGTTTTGGAAAGAGAAGTCCACCTCAGTATTGAAAATACAGAGTGCTGGACAACTCATACTATAATCTATTCCACATATTATCATGTAAAGGAGTTTGTCAAATTCCTAAATGCCACGAACATATCATGCATAAATAGTTTATTGGAATCTATTAGAAACCTGTTCCAGACGATATGACCCCATGTCATAGCAACCATCCATACTACTAAAATCTTTTCACGTTTTGTCATTCTATATCCTTACTGGCAAGTATCTCGTTACCTTTATAGAGAATCCATTTTGTTTCTTTTGTGTCGAAGTTCTCATAAGAGTCTCTCAGTTCAACGATTTTCTTGACAGTTTCATCAAAAGTGTCTTGCTTATAGATATTTATATTCTGATTATTGTCGATTATTACTAATGTGAACTCTTTCATTACTATCTCCTCAAGACCCAATCCTATACTCAGGATAAACCCAAGGTTTTTCCCAATCCAAAGGTTCTGATAAACAACTAATCTGTTGGAATTCATTGAAATATTGTTTTGCGAAAATTTCATCTTTCACATAAAACGCATTTTCAAAAGAGTTTCCCCCATTTCTAGTAAAATTATATGAACCTGTCCATACCGCATAAGGGATAATGTTTTTAGCATAGAATCCATTACCGCAGTCATCACCCAAATGTTCAACTTTAGCAAAAACTAAAAATTTATTATGCATTCTAGGTGAAGCAGGTTTTTTTTCAGAATTGTGATTCCCCACACATCTAACACCGTTCATTTCATCGCAATTATTATAGCTCATCTCACATAACCTATCAAAATGATGCCTCGCAAGCTCAGTATCGTAATCATTGATATATTTTGAATATTTAGAACTAGGTTTTGTTAAATTATAGTATTTTTCTCGTAATTGATCATACCAATCAGAATTTGAATTGGAATCAGGTCTTAAAAAATCCTCTTTTTGAACTATAAGTAATCTATAACCTGTTTCAGATATTGCATCCAATATTTCGAAATCAGTTAACCAAGCAATGCACCCAAAAACAGCATCAGATTCTTTAATTTTACTGATAAGATTAGATTGAAGATTTTTAAAATAACATTCCATATTACCAGATTTAAAACTATAATCTTCCAAAGGAACTTCGTAACGACATTCGTGTGGAATCCCAAGTTCGTTTAAATTTTTGACCATTTTCATTACAATCTCCTTTTTTACCTTATATTACTATTATAAAGGATATTGGAGGGTTTGTCAAGGGGTTTCTAAAATTTCTTTGAATATTTTTAACATTTCTTCTAATTCATCCATATTAAAAGAACCCATATGACTTATTCTGAAATGTGTTTTCTTCAAGACTTTATATCCAGAAGCAATCACCACACCTCTTTTTCTGAGTTCTTTGAGGAGATTAGGTTTGTGTTTGGGAAGTTCTATACAGGTTGCTCCAAGAGTTCTACTGTCTTTTTTACAATACATCTCTAAGCCTTCATCATCACAAAACTTCCATATTCTTTCTGATATGTCTCTATATCTTTTGTGAACTTCATCCATATCAGCAAAGTGTTTTTTGAGTGTATATTCCAACTTTTGAAAAACACCCACAGCAGGAGTGAACTGTGTTATGCTCATTCTGTGTCTATCAAGGGATATTTTCAGATTGAAATAGTATCCTCTTCCTTCATCCAAATCAATATACTTCTCAAACTTTGGAGAGATACAAAGAAATGACATTCCCGGTTCTAAGTTCAAGCATTTTTGAGAACCAAAGAAATAACCATCGCATAAGTTCATATCAATTGGTGTGGAAAAAGCACCTGTCACAGCATCTACGAAAACCCATATATCAGGGTTCTTGATTTTCAGATATTCGGATATTTTTTTGATGTCATTGTTTGTCCCAGAACTTGTTTCACTTTGAACTATAAACACAGCATCAAAATGTTCGTCGGAATACTTTTCCAAATCTTCTATTGTGACAGCCTTCCCATATTCAGAAGAAACATCAGTGACATTCAGTTTCCATTTCTTAGCAACATCAGAAAACCTTTTACCAAAGTCACCAGATTGTAAACTCAACACTTTTGCGCCTTCTGGTAGAGTGTTTGATATTGCTTCCATCATTCCAGTAGCAGATGAACATGCTGTTAGAAATTCATTATCTG